CTAACGCTAACGTTGGCTGGCTTTTTTCCCGCTGCCGTTTCAGCGAGGCGTTGAGTTGCCTCGTTCGCAAGGATGGCCGATTCGAGTTGTCCATCGGCTGTAATCACTGCCCCCTCTACCGAGAACTTTTTAAGGTTCTTTCCAAGCTGCTCAATGTTATCTATGATTCGCTGTCTCATCCAGAGTATGGTTTCGCTTGGCGGTTCCCCGTTGGCTTCACGCTCGGCAATCCTACCCTCCAGCGCTTCAAGCTCATCAATGCTCGCCTTGGTTGCCGCCTTGTATGCGCGTTGCATACGGCTTATGGCTACGCCTTCACGCTCCAACAGGTCATTCCGGTACTTCTGCCCAGCGGCATATATCCGTGCTGTCCCGCTGTCTACTCGCTTGAGCTGATCTCCAGCTCGTACCCGTAAAAAGGGTGGCTCTTATACACTACCCCCGGAGTGCATACGTGTTCGGTATCAAGGCTCTTGCCGTCTGGTTGCATTGCGTCCCGCTTTGCGGTTGACCAGCGGTACCCGGCATCGCCGCCCCATAAGTCCCAGGCTACACGCCCCGGTGAAGGAAACCCTTCCTCACCAGCGTTGAAGCCTTCAGCCTGCTTGTCTACTTCGTGGCGGCTGAAGAAAGAATACATCCGCAGTATCGTGTCTTCGGATAGTTTCTCACCGTTTACGATTTGGTTTGCTCGCGCAAGCCCTACCCGCGTCCCGCCATCGAATCCTTCAGCCTTCCAGTCAAGCGCCCGTTGTGCGGCTGTCCGCATTGCTTCAGTTGGGCGGAACTTCACATCGTAAGACCGAACGGCTGCACCTTCAAAGCCACCGCCGCTTTGTACGGGGATTGCCGTTGGGTGTAGCTGCCCTTCGTCTTCCGGCACGGCTTCCAGCCCGGCTATGCGCTTGGCTTCAGCACGATCAATAATGCCCGCCTTGTAGAGTTTCTCGGCTCTTACCGCTTCCGCTTGCATATCATCTGCAAGCGCCCTGACCGTTTCAAGGTCATACATAACGTAATCACCCTGCTGGGTTTCAGGGTATTCCGGTAGCAGGTCAGCGGTGATAGCGTCAGCCAATGTACGGAGCAACGGCACCATGCCGTCTTCCCATGCGGCCTGTTGCGCTCTCTCATAATTGCTGTATGTAGACCGCTCTAGCCCGCTTCCAAGACCCAAGACCATAGGGTTGATACCAAGGGCTGAACAGATACGCTCCTCCGGTACGCGCCTAACGGAATCTAGAGCAAGCTCGGAAGGAGTAAGGCTAACCCTATCCATCTTGTAGGCACCGGTCATAACCACGATACCGCCTGAACCGTCCCCGGTAAGGTCTTCGTGCAGTTGGCGCTTGACCTGCCGAGCATCATCCATGCTCATATCAACGGTTGTCTCTTTAGCATCAGGCCCGACGATGAGCGATGGCATAGCACCGTTAGCAAGCAAGCCGTATGCGGTTGTGCTTGCCGTATTGTCGGTTGCTATCTCCCGCAGGACAGCGGTAAGCGGCGCCCTACCAAGCCGGATGTCGCTAGGGTCACGCCCATACCGGATGTGGATGATGTCGGATACCGGGATGTCGAAAGAGCGGCCATCCGTAGTGTAGACGTAGTGCGTTAGCGGGTTGATGCCGTTACCAACCGGTCGAACCATGTCCTGCGGTAAAAACTGTAAGGCAGTAACCACACCACGGGTCGTAGAGCGAATCTTTCTCAGGTACGTGTTGCCAAACAATTTGAAATCTTGAATGACCCAGCCCCAGAAAAGGCTACCCATAATCATCGGATCCGGTTGCGCCATGAGCTGTAGCACCGGGTGGTCTTCTACCGGCTCTGCTTGCTGGCTGTCTACCGGTCGGTAGTAGCGCGGCGTGGCCTGTGGATAGTTCCGCACATACCAGTCAATGGCTGATGCCACGACACCGTTTAGCCCAAGGTCACCGGCTACCCGCGCCCAGTCCTTAGTACTTCCAGGGAGCGCCCGGCGTAGCAATGTCTGCAGCTGACCAGAACCGTACCCGGTTAGGTAGATGTCCCTAGACTGAGACAACGGCAGCGGTAGTGCTTGTGTCGGGTTGGCTGCGGCTTTACGGCCTAAGAAGCGGTCAAAGATACCCATGGCTTCAGTATCCCACAAAAAGAAAAAGCCCCCTTGCGGGGGCCTGTGGCCTTTAGTTGTAAAGGTCAACTCTTTTTATCTTTGGGTTATCTATTGTTGCTGCGAACTCGATTGCTTCCTTGCGGGTTTTGATTTGGTTTTTGCATACTGGGCAACCATTGTCTTTGCGATACCCGGTGACTACGTAAGTGATGTAAGTTTTCATATCTCTATCTCCCTGCTTGATGTAGATAATATACACCGCCCGTGTATATCTTGCAAGGGTATAGAGAGATATATTTTAGACGGCTCCCCAAGAACGCTTTGATCCGCACACCTGCCAAGCATACGCCAAAGCGTCCACCACGTCATCATGCCGCCCAACCGGGAAGGATAGCAGCTCATCTTCAAAGTAAGCCGGTAGGCCTTGGCAATGCATAACCTGTGATTGCTCGTACCGGGCTTCTAGAGGGGCAAAGCGGGTCACTTTGTCACGGTCTGGGCGTATTCCCCGGATAGGTAGTTTCGTGCGCCGTAGAAGCTCCTGCACAACAGCGGCTTGGTATTGCACTTGCTCGATGCCGATCATGCTAGGATTCCACTTAGCCGCCATCATCTCGATGAAGCGCAGCACGGAAGCAAAGTCCGCGCGGGTACGGTTGATGTCTCTAACGTAGATTGTCCCATCATCACCACGGCTCACTACCGCAACCCCGGTGTAGTCTGCTTCGCTCTTGGTTGATATCGCAAGGTCAACCCCGATGTAGGTTGGTAAGCCTTCAGGGCAATCGCCATACCGCAACCACTCCCGCTTGATTCTCGCGCCCGCAGCATCGACAAACTCTGCCAAATACTCCTGACGGAAAGCAATCGATGGCAAGGATTCACCAGCCTTGCCTACCTCCTCCGGATCTATCCAAGGGTTAGCCGTGGTTGGCATCTGCCATGACATCCAGTCGGCATCGGTAGCGGCTTGGTTGTAGAGGGTACGGAAGTAGTTGGAGCCTTTAGGCGTACTCAGAAAGAACGCGTCCCCCTTGTAATCGGTGAGCGTTGGGCGGATAGCCTCCGTCCACGCTTGTTCCAAGTGCCTTGCCATGGCGGCTTCATCAATGATAACCCGCTTGTACTTACGGCCACGGGCAACGGTTGACGGGTCATCCAAAGTCCAGTAATCGATTGCTGCCCCGGTTATAAGCTCGATGCGCGGTGCGGGGCTTTGTACAGCCCTGCGGATAACGGGAGCATAGATTCTCTTGTGATCGGCGTATGCTTCTTCTAGGAGCCTGTAGGTAGGTGCAAACCAAGCGCAAGGCAAACCGTCAATCAGTACCGGGTCACTGAGCAGGTTACCGCCGAGCGTGGTCTTACCAAAGCGTCTGCCGCAAGCAAGGACGTTGTACCGCTTGGCTTCCCGCAGAATGACCTGCTGAGCTTCATGCGGCCTTGGTAAGACTAATCGAATATCAGGCAAGGCTGGTACGCTTTCTCAGCTGCAAGGATACGGGCTTTCGCTATCTCGATGTAGTCTGCATCCATCTCGCAACCGATGAACCGGAAGCCTTCAAGCACTGCACCCCGCCCGGTGCTACCTGATCCGGTGAAGGGGTCAAGCACGATGCCACCGGTAGGTGTAACCATACGGCACAAGTAGCGCATCAGGTCGGTAGGCTTTACGGTTGGGTGGAAGTTGTGCGCCTTGCTGTCGTTGCGTTGGTATGCGTTCTCTAGTCGCTTTTCTCTGCCGTCATGGCTGTACTGCTTTGCTTCCATCATCTCGCACCCATCGTCCCGGTCATCCTTACAGGCTTTAGGCGTGTAGAAGAATCGTGCCGCTTCGCCCATGCCTTGCAGAATCTCAGCGCTTCCATCGTGCATCACGTTAGCTGGAAATCTACCGATTGGATTTTCTTTTACTAAAACTCTT